GTCCTTCATTTTCTCGCCAAATGAATTGATAGCGGCATTGGATTTTGCTGCTTCTTTTTCAAGTTTCTTCAGCTGATTTTCCGTTGAAATCAGTTCTCTGCGGAAGGCATCATACTTTCCTTGGTCGATTTCACCGTTTCGGTACTGCTCCTCAACCTGTTCCTGTGCGTCCTTTAATGTCTGGAGTTTTTTTCTTGTTTCGTCTGCCTTTTCAGTAAGCAGTCTGTATTTTTGTGCCAATAGGTCCGTATTGGACGGGTCAAGCTTTAATGCTTTCTGCACCTCATTCAGCTGTTTCTGTGTTGTGCTGATGGAACGGTTGGCACTGCTCATGGCCTTGCTTAAATCCGTTGTATCTGCACCGATTCTTACAATAATTCCTTTTATGTCATTGGCCATGCGTTCACCTCCTTTATGGTATGAAAAAAGCACCTGCGGCAACAAGTGCTGAAAAACAAAGTTTTATCCAAATACTTCCTTCAATCTTTTTATATCTGGCTTGGTCTGTGTCATCAGATAAGCGTTTTTCAAATACCTTCGTCCTTTTTCGCTTTGCTCACAGTTGAATATAAAGGAATCTCTACGGTATATCAGCCATTCATCAAGCGGGAGTGCTTTCACTTTAGTAATTGGAATATTGCAGTAATCTGCTATCATTTTGTTGCTGTAGCTGTAAATCTCCCAGTGAAATGCCCCATTATCCTTTATGGGATAATAGGGCAGCATTAGTTTGGGTCTTTTTGAATGGAAAGCACAAAGTCCATATATTCATTAGCAATAAAGTCTTGAATTTCCTCCACATCATAGCTTAAAATATCATTTCGGCTTATTTTAAAGCCGCTTTTATTTTGGTTTAAAAGCTGCTGAAATACAGAATAGATGTTTTTAACTGCCTCTGCTTCATCAGCCGACTGCATTTCGGAAATAGCCTCCAACACATATCCGTTTGGCGGAAAGAGAACAATGACCTTTCCGTTTTTCAGCTTTACAGGCAGTGTTTTCTGCTTTGGTTTTGTAAAATCATACATGGCAATTCTCCTTTATTCTGTCACTTCCGCACCGACACCCCAGTTGATTAAAAGCTTATGCCCTTTGCTGTCAAGCTTTTCCGTTGCCTTGAAATCAAGGTCGCAGACAGTCATGCTGTCTTTCTTCCGCTCAAGGGTAAAGCCGCCTTCCAACTGACCGATAATCATAGCAGACATACTGCCGTCTGCCGCAGCAAAGACAACAGCGTAATATTTATCTTTGAAGTTCTTAATACCACCAATATAGATGTTGGAACTTTTATCGGTGTTGTCTGTTGTAATTTCCGAATTCGGAGCCATAATGCCGAAGGTATCCGGCATAAATGTACCGATACTGCCTTTAATGCCAATGTCCTCACCGGATAAAATCTTTCTTGTGATTTCTTCCATATCGTCCTTATAGGTATCAATGGTAGGTGTATAATAAATGGACGCACCGCCGGAAAGATAGCCTTTTCGGTTTTCTTCTACGGCAATCTCCGATATTTTTGGAATGGCACTGCCTTTTTCGTATTCCTTGATATACATATATCCTGAGCCAATGGCAATGTCCTCCGTCTGTTTTTGTGCTGTTTCGGGTATCTTCATGTTTTTCACACTCCAATCTTTTTATAAGTGCTGATGGAATAGTAGGTTACATATAAATCTGCATCATCAAGCCATACCGTTTCCGAAGAAAAAGGAATGCCTGTCTCATTTAGCAGACATTCTAGTTTTTGTTCGGATTGTATATCCTTCTTTGTTGTATACAGTTCTACGCTGTAATCATAGCGGTACAGGTTGTTCCTGTTGTCACAGCCTTCTGCTTTCTTATCACTTAGAAAGCAGAGAAAAGGTGGTTTTTGATTGTCGGGAAAATGACTGTAAGCAACCGGAAGTCCTGTTTTATCCAAAAACGCTTTCATTTCTTTTTCATCCATTTTGCAGAACCTCCCTAATTCGCCGTTCTACGGTTTCCTTTGCCTTTTCTTCATTTGGCTTAATATGCGGATAAGCGGCGGTTCTTCCACCTTTGGTATGTACCTGTTTTTGTTTGCCTTTTGTTGTGCCGACAAAATTTTGATGTCCTTTTTCCAGAAGATGTGTCAAATGTCCTTGGGTGTTATAAACCTCATACTGAACATAGCCGTTTCTTTCAATTTTCTTTATTTTCCAGCTTTTTGCGTACTTTCTTCGGTTGCCCTTAGGACTGTCTTTTTTCAAATTTTCTTTGAGAATTTCACTTTCTTCCTTGCAGACCTCGGTTATTTTTTCT